TTTTGACAACTATACTCAATTTCCGAAACATCAATTAAAACAAGATAGAACTTACCAAGTTGGTTTTGTGCTGTCAGATAAATACGGAAGACAATCAGACGTTATATTATCATCTTATGATGGTGTGGCTAATACACCTGGATCTACTGTTTTTAACCCTTATAATGATTTAACAACACAGCAACAATCTCCAATACTTGATTGGCTTGGTAATGCTTTAAACGTAACTTTATACGAACAAATAAATCCAGCTTATAGTCCAAGCACAGGCTCTCCTGGTTTATATTCAGCTACTAATCCTTTAGGTTGGTATTCTTATAAAATAGTTGTAAAACAAACAGAGCAAGAGTATTACAATGTTTATTTGCCTGGATTTGTTAATGGATATCCTATAACTGGTATTCAAAATGCTGAAAGGGATACTAGCTTTTTTACAACATTACTAGGCGATAATATAAATAAAATACCTAGAGATTTATCAGAAGTAGGTCCTAATGACAGAGATTTTACTAGTAGTGAAAACATAATGATAAGGATTAATAATCCTAGGATAAATAATAAAACAATAGCTAGCCCTCCGTATCTTCAAGACAGAGCGTGGAATGCTCAATACTATCCTGGTAATATAGAACAAGAAATAATACAAATAGGTACAGTTAGAGATTTAGAAATACAAGCAATTCCTTTTAAAGCAAACGCCATAGAAGGAGAGTATGGTGAGTCTAGCATATTACAAGCGTATAATTATGATGACACGGCTAATCCAACAACTGTAACAAGCGTTAATGAAACGCCAGAACCTACAGGTGCAATACCATGGGGTACAACAGGACCAGACGCTACTTTTTACAATGGAGACTCAAACCCATTTATTATTAAAGGTAGTCAATCACAAAATAAAAATAATCCAATAGGAGCCTATGTAACAACTCTTTCTGTAAATGAAGACGAGCCCGCTCAATCAGTGTTATCAATGGTGCCGTTTTTATCTATAGCGGAAACAAAACCTGTAGAATCATTGCTAGATATATATTGGGAAACATCGTTATCAGGTAATTTAGCGACGCTTAATTCACTGGTAAGTTCACAAGACAGCGGTTTAATAGGTTCTAATTTTCAAGCAACAACTTTTCCGGAGAGTATAACTAGCAATGATATTATAGGCTTTGGTTTTAACTTTTTAAAAGGAGATGGACAAATTGCTCCAGCTTCCGCGGTTACATTGAACTCTATAACAATAAAAGATGGAGCAGATACTGTTTTATCTTCTACACTTTTTACAATAACGAAAAACGCAAGCCAAACTTCTTTTCAAATAAAACCAACGAATACCGATTTCTTTTATAGTGATAGTATTTTACAATCACCTCTAACAGGTGTTTATAATATAACAGCAAATGTTACCTATGCTTCTAACCCAGCGGATAATATTGTTTTACCAAGCATAGCATTAACAAATGTTGCTCCGGTAATAGACAACTTTCAACAGCCAACAGTTAGCGCAGCCGTAGGAACTATAATAACATTAGCTGGTAAAAACGGTAGTGCTGATGCAACGGTTAATACAACAGAGCTTAATTGGTCAATAGTTTCAATTAGTCCTGTAGAAACTCCTGCTAAAATTCAAATAAATGCAACAACAGGTGAATTATCTAATGATGCTATTTTAACAGATGCTACTTCTTACGATGTAGTTGTTAAGACTACTGATGCTGATGGGAACGGATTAGATAGCTTATCTGCTTCTGTGCAATTTCAAATTGGATCAGCAGCAGGTAATCGCATAAATAAAGCCTTGTGTCAAGGATGGCAAGGATCAGCATTTACAGGTTGCGGTGAAAGTTTAGGTGTTGTTTTTGCAGGGTATAATACACCTACATCAGTTCCTACAAGCTCAGTTACCGTTTTTAATAGCGGTACTAGCGGCACGAGTGTTGCATACCCTGCTAATAATTCATCCAATAGCTATAATGTTCTTGCAAAAAATCCTAGTTCGCCTGGAGATTTTGGCCAACCTACAGTAATACATACTACAGGGGCTTTAGAACAAGGAACGCTGTATATAACACCAACATTGACAAACGTAGGTGGTAGCGGATCAGACGATGACACTGTTACTTTTACAATACAATTTAAAGGCACAACAGGTGGATGGGTTCAAGCTGTTGACTCAAGTAGTAATGAAATTAGAAATATAACATTACAAGTAGGAAATAACGCAACGGTAAGTAGCAAAAAAGTATTTGATACTCCTGGAGAATATAGGGTTTTAACAACTACTATAACAGGAGGTATGTGTAGTTTGGGCGAGTCTGGAACATCATTGAAGGTTAACTTTGGAGACGAAAACTATATTGGCCAATCTTGCTTTCCAGCTCCAGCGTAGGTAATAAATAGAAAAAACAAGTAATTAATATAATATGTCAATAACACTAGAAGTAGGGTACTTTAACTCATTTTATTTGAAGAGAATAGCTGATATACCGGTACCAGTGGGACCAACTAATGTAGTTTCTTTACCTGATACTAGCTTAGTTCCATATCCTTGGGTGGCTCCATCTACTTCTATAGTAGAGGAAGATTGGTATATTGAAGAATCAAGAATACGAGGTGGTTATAACAATACTTCAACTGATCTAGGCGTAAAAGCATACATAGTAGAAGATAACGATGCGCAACAACGAAGATCAAGTTCATTAATATATTCTGGAATATTTAATTCTAGAACAGGTGTAAACCAATCTAATCAATTTAGTATTGCTGAACAAATAACTAGAAGTGTTGATCCTATTAGCGGAAGCATACAAAAGCTTTATGCTGAAGATACTAACTTAATTGTATTTCAAGAAGACAAAGTAAATAGAGCTTTAATAGATAAAGACGCTATATACTCTGCAGAAGGTGGAGCTATTACAACAAGCGCTAATTTAGTTATTGGCCAGATAATACCTTATTCTGGTGAATACGGTATATCCACAAACCCAGAATCATTTGCTGTTTACGGATATCAAAAATACTTTACAGATAGAAACAGAAATGCTGTGCTTAGGTTATCAATGGATGGCATTACTGAAATATCTAGCTACGGTATGGTTGATTTCTTTAGAGATAAGTTAGCAACTGTTAGTTCTACTGGTAAAATAGTAGGTGCTTACGATATATATAATAAAAACTATGTACTATCGTTACAAAATGCAGATAATACTTATAATACATTAAGCTTTGAAGAAGCTACAAATGGTTGGGTAAGTTTTTATGACTATAAACCAAGTTCTGGATTTAGTTCTCAAGGTAAGTTTTTTACAACAAACGGAACATCTATTTGGGAACATTACGTTTTACAAACAAAAGCTGCACCACCAGCACCAGTACTTAGAAATTCATTCTATGATGCTGCTAGCCTACCTTCAACACTGAAGTTTGTTATTAATCCAGATCCAACAAGAGTTAAAACATTTAATACTGTTAATTACGAAGGAACAAACGGTTGGGAGATTACATCATTAGTTTCTGATGCTACTGGATTTGATGCAAGAGGAGCTGGATGGGATGAAACAATAGATACTTCATCGAGAATATGGAGTTATGACGAAGGCCTTTATACAGAAGGCGGTATACCTTATAGAGCTGGTTTTAATAGAAAGCAAAACAGATATGTAGCAGCTATTAAAAATAATTCAACTCAACCTATAGATGGTCAAGTTTTGATTGGACCTGATAGCTCAGGCATAAAAGCATACTACGCTACAGTAACTATGAAAACAGATGCAACAACAGATCTAGGTGGATTAAAAGAGTTGTTTGCAGTAGGCGCAACATATGGAAGATAAAAAAATAATTAAAAAAATATAAATTATGAGTTTAATGGCAGGAGTGGCAATAGGCGGAGCGGTGCTTAACGTTGTTGGTGGTCTTTTTGGAGCAGGAAAAGCTAAAAAAGCTGAAAGAGCAGCTAGAAGAGAAAGACAAGCAGCACAAAGAAAAATAACCTACTTAGAAAACAATAGGCAAGCAATAATAAATCCAGCAGAAGGAGTTACAAACCTAAGCGGATTAGCTCAAGACTTAAGCGGACAGTTAACTAACAATATGGCTAATCTAAGTGTAGCTACACAAGCCGCTGAAATAGAAATAGAACAAGCTGATATATCATTAGCTAATACATTGGATACTATAAGAGCAACTGGGGCTGGAGCTGGTGGAGCAACCGCTTTAGCGCAAGCTGCATTACAAAGTAAAAAAGGTGTATCTGCCAGTATAGAAAATCAAGAAGCTCAAAATGAAAGACTAAGAGCTCAAGGAGAGCAAGATTTACAAGCTAGAAGGATGGCTGAACAACAAAGAGTTCAAGGTGTTCAAATTGCTGAAGGAGGTAGAGTTCAAGGTATGGAAATGCAAGGTAGACAATTTCAATTTCAGACTCAAGAAAATAGAGAGGATGCTCAATTAGACAGAGCATCAGCTCAATTAGCAGGTGCACAAGCAAGACAAGCGCAAGCAAGTTCAGATAGAACAGGGGCAATAACAGGTGCTATTGGAGGTTTAACATCTATTGGTGGTGCATATATGGGAGCACTAGCGGCGGGTAAATAGAAATCATAAAAAATAAAACATGAGTTATAGAAATCCACAACAAGTAGTAGACACACAGTCAGGCCAACATATACAAAATATGCTTAAGCAAATTACTGGTGCAACTACTGGTGCTATAAAAACAATTCAAGCAAATTACAAGCAGCGAGAAAAAGAAAATGTTGAAAGAGTTCAAAAGCTTAATTCTGCACAGGGTAAATTTTTAAATGCTTATAATGCTGCTGATATTAAAAACAGTGCAACTGATTGGCAAACCCCTTTAGAAGGAGCTTTAACTAGACACAATGAATTAATAAAAAAACAACTCGATTCTCCTTTAAAATTTACTACAGATAATGCTAAAGAGTTATCATGGCTTCAAACAATTCCTAATCAAATTTTAGAAGACGCTAAGCAAACGGAAGCAAAAATGCAGTCATACAATGATACGATGGAGATACCTCCAGGAGATTTTGACGGAATAGATAAATTTGTATCACCTAATCTTTATAAAACATTAGATGTTGAAGGGCAAGTAGGTAGTACAGCTGGTAGATCTATTGGAACCATGCGATGGGATAGCAATTTAAGTAGAGGATATACTGAAGTTGTTTCGTATGACGGCGAAGGAAATAAAATAGGTACAGATGCTAACAGAGCTTTTGATCTTCCTGTAGTACCCAACCCTACTAAAAATATGAAAGAAGTTGGTGTTGGAATTAAAGAAACAAAAGTAAATTATTACAAAGAGGGTGTTAAAACTAGAAGAGTTCCAATTAAAGATAGTGAAGGAAACGTAACAGGGAGTTACACCCAAGAATATCAAGAAGTAGACATGGCTCGTTTAATAGAGGATGTTAGAAAAAAATCAGATTCTTATATAATAGGCATAGGAGCACAACCCGCTGTTAGGCTAAGTAACAACAAAATGTTAGAATATATAGATAAAATTCCTACAATGCCTGGTATGCCTGATCTAGGAGATGCTTTTAAAATAATAGACCCAGATAAGGCTACATGGGACAGGGATGCTACTAGCAAAATAATTGATCCTTTTCTTAATAGAACTCAAATAGCTTATGCTAAAATGCTTATAAAAGAAGAAGGTTTGGGGGTAGAAAAACCTTTAAGAAAAGTATATGATAAAACAGGTGACGAAAAAACAACTAAATTAACAGAAGCAAGTAAAAAATTTAAAGGTAGAGTATCTCTAGGAAAAAAAGTCTTAAATGAAATAAAATCTTTAACAGATAGCAAAAAACAAAAAGGAAGTAAAAATTTTAATTTAGATAAGTTAGGTGCTTTTGTAGATGTAATTAATTCTAAACGCAGAGGGTCTGATCCTAAAATTGTAAGAACAGAAGATTTAAAAGCTTTATATTTAAGGCAAGATGGAAATACTGAAGAAAGCTGGGAAGATGTGCGGCCCAAAACAGATTTGGCTTATAGAACTTCTTCTGGAGCAATAATACCAGTTGATATTTCTGATCCTAAAGAACTAAATAATTCAATGTTAGATTTATTAATTCCTGGAATAGAACCTTCTGAAAGGGATAGATTGCTTAAAGCAATAATCGGAGGAAATCAAGATAGACCTAAGTTACCATAATAATTAAATTAAAAAAATGTATATATACGACGGATCAAAGTACACGGAAGAAGAGATTCAAAATGCAGCAGATAAAGCAGGATTATCTCTTGAAGATTATACTAGTAAAAATAATATTACTTTTGAAGAAGAAGTTACAGAAGTAACTGAAGTTAAAACTGAAGAAGTGGATTTTCCAACAAGTACTGTAGAGGATGCGGATGCAGTGCAACAACCAATGACAGCATCACAAGCCGGGTATGTGGAACCAGAAGATACGGTGTTACCTTCGGTAGATACTTCTTTGGATTCACTAGATCCTAAACCTAAAAGTGAAAGGTTAATTGAATTAGAAGACAGGCTTGAAAAAGCTAAAACTTTTAGAACAACAATGAAGGGTCAAATAATTGCTGATCTAAATGATGAAATAGAAATAGAAAAAAACCTAACTACACCAGAAGGTAAAGAAATAGCTGACAATTTTAATTCTTCCGTTGATGCCATTTTTAACACAAACATCCCTTATCAACTGGAGGAAGGTATGATATTTAAAGATCCTATTGAAGGGCAAAGTATAACAGAATTAAATAAAAATCCTGAGTGGAGAAATGCTTTAACAAATAAAATTACAGAATCTTTTTATCGATTAAACCCAAGTCAACTAGCCCCTGCAGAAAGCACTATAAACACTCTTGTAAACGCAAGAATAGATACCGCTTTACAAAAAGAAAAACAGGAAGAGAATACAAAGAGAAGTGCTGTAATACAAGACTTACGCGATGCTAAAAGATATACAGCTACTATAGAATTAGGCGTAAAAGATTATTCAAAAAACCTTTCACCTAAACAAACAACTATAGCAAATATAAATTCTCGTTTAAAAAAACTAAGAGATGTAAGAGATAACGGCACTGCTTCACAGGCTGCTGAGGCTTCGCAAGAGATAGCTACATTGTCTGAAGCATCTAGTGATGCTATAAAAGATTATAATAAAAACTTTCAATACTGGATTGATCCTATTACAGGGAAAAACATGTCTTTATCCCAAAAAGAAAAAGATGTTCTTACAGGGCAATCTAAACCTAGAAATTTAAAAAAAGAAATTGACGCTAAAACTACTCAATACAAAAAATCAACCGCTACTCAGCTTGAGGAAGCTTTTGTATTAAATGTATTAGAAACACAAGATCTTACACAAAGAGAAAATCGTACAGTAAAATTAAAATCATCTTTTTTTCCTTTAATAAATGCTTTATCAAGTAAAGGATATAAACCTAATAAAGATGGTATTTATGAAGTAAAATATCAAGATTTATTACCTCTTAGAAACATAACAGATATAAACAAAGAATTAAGTAAAGCAACTACATTAGGTTCTAAAGAAGAAACACTCGGGCAAGCAGGTTTTTCAAATTTGCTTGATGATCTTTACAAAGACAATATAAGGTTAAATATAAACAGAGAAGCTTTAACTACTACATTTATGCTTAACATAGATCCAGGTAGTATTAAATCAACTATAGGTAATCAAGTTGGTGACAAGATAGGCGAATTTGTAGGAGCGATGAGTACGGCTACAATAGGGGAGGATTTAACTAAAAGTATAGGTACAACTCGAAGAATGGAATTGGATGCGATAGAAGAGCTCCAAACAGATTATGGGATAGACATGTCTAAATCTCAGCGAGAAAATTACAGAAGATCATTACCTACTCAAATAGCAGAGGGTTTAGGTGGGTTTGTTCCGGAAATTATTAAATTTGGTGTATTAAATGCGGTAACAGGAGGTACTTTAGCTACCACTAAGTTTGGACTTAAAATGGCTAAACACCTTAAAAGAACTAAAAATTTTACCCCTACTATTAAACAACAAACAGAAAGTTTTATATATCACGCTCTTTTAGAAGAGGCTAAATTTAAAATTGTAACAGGTGGTGAATCACAAACCGGTGGTGGTGTAGGGTTTTTTGCGGGTGGACAACTAGCAAATAAATTTTTAAGTAAAGTTAAATTTGGTGGACCATACCAAGCTCTTGAACCTGTGTTTCAAAAAATAGTAGCGCCTGGATTAGGTGGTATGACAGGTAGTAATGCAGCTTTATTTACAGAAGAAGCGCTTAAATCTTTATCAAAAGATGTTGATTGGGGAAAGTTTATGAACGAAACCTATGGTAGCATATATTATGACAAAACTACTGGAGCTTTGCTTTCAGAAAAAGAAGTTGAAGAAAGAAAAAAAAGTGGTAATGAAAATACTATGGAAAACCAAAGCAAAGGCTTTGAAAAATTAATAGTAGATTTCTTTACATTTGCAGGCATGGGTGTCACAAAACTAAAATCAGTTGATTTTATGAGTGTTGCTAAAAAAAGAGCTAATTTTACTGATGCTATGCGTTTATTAACTGAAACAAATGCAGAGGGTGACTATTTATTAGAAGGTAAAGAAAGAAAACAAAAAGAAAATTATGCTATTGAATTAGAAAATAGCTTGCTAAGAGCGGACGCTTCGTTTTATAATAAAGATGTTGGGGAATTAACTTCAGAAATAAACAGTGCAAGAACTAAAATCAATGAAGGTAATATTTCAAATAGAGAACAAAGAATTTTAGAAAAAGAAATTATTGTTGCTGAGTCTAAAATTGAAATAGCTAAAGTTGGTATAGAAAAATCATTTGACAATGTAAAAAAATCGGGGGTTTTCCAATCTAAAGGTAAAACTCCTGTACTAAAAATAATAAGAAACGAAAAAGAGCCTAATGCTTTAGATGGCAGTAAGGCTAAGTACTTTCCAGAATCAAATGAATTTCAAGTTGATCTATCAAAATATAAACCAGGTGTTTTTACACAAGAAGTAGGGCATGCTTTAATGGATTTAGCTTTTAAAAATAATGAAGGTGTTGCCCAAAAATTTAAAGAAGGTATTGAAACAACTGTTAATAAAGCTTTAGAAGGAGAGCGCTTCGGTGAACTAGGGGATAAAACTTTTCAAGAAATTATTAATGAAAAGTATAAAGACAAATCACAAAGACCTGAAGAATACGTGATGAATATTGCGGAATTTTTACAAAATCCTAAATACAAAGATTTGCTTTTAAGTAAAGGCTTATTAACAGGGATAAATAGAATAGTTAAAAATACCGCGGGTAAAATAGGCCTAGACTTGTCTTCTAAAAAACCTTTAGAAATTGGAGAAAAAAATATAAATAGAGCAAGTGATCTTTTGGAATTTTTATATGATCTTGGTAATATAGAAAAAGGAGGTAAAAATATTTCTAAACAGTTTGAAAAGTTTTCCAACATAGAAATTGATGGTAAAAAATTAATAGATTTAGAAACTGGTGCTGAAATTAAAACAAAAGCAGAGGCTCTTAAAGATTTTTCTTCTAAAGAATTAGACGTAGATAATAAGGATATATTTAGTAAAGTAAATAAAGCTTATGAAGAAGGTATTAGCGAAAAAAGAATAAACATAGATGCAACTGGCGTCATGGTTGGATTTGCATATAGGCCTAGAGTTTTACAAAAAATAAGAAGGTATATAGATAGAAATAGCATACCTGTTGATAGCGATTTTGCTGAAAATCTTACAGATGCTGTAATAATGGACAGAGGAGGAGTTCCTGGCATTGTAAAACCTTATTTTGAAGGGCAAAAAGTTATAAAATATGTTAAAGATAACAATCCAAGCAAACAAGAAATTCAAAACTTTGCTAAAGAAAACGGAATACGTGAAATAAGACAAAGCGAAGGGCCTTCTAGATTGGATAACCTTGAAGCCATAGCTAAAGGAACAAAAGCAGAGGCTACCTTAACTACAATGCTTGAAAGAGATATAGACAAGCGTATACTTGGTATTATGCAAAAACCTGAATATGCTGAACAAATGCAGTCTATTAAGCTAGGGGGGATGGAAGAAAACCAGCAAGAAGCAATAATGCAAGAGGCTTCTTCTGGTGAAGGTAGCGTTGCTTTTTTAGATTTATCTAAAAATGACAGGGTTTCTAGAAAAGCTGCAGTAGCTGTGGCTAAATTATCGGAAAATATTAACGACAAGGCAACGAGTATAGCTGAAAAAACTTTACTGCTAAAGTTTCCTACATTAGGAGCTAGATCTATAGCTAAAGCTAAACTATCGTCAGGCGAGGAAGCTACTTATGCTTTATTCAGAGACAATGCAGATATCACTATTGGAGATAAAACTGTAAACATTAAAGCAAGAGGATTCAAAGAAGTAAACGATTACTTATCAAAGCAAGGATTATCCGTAGAAGGAAAACCCGTTAAACTTAAAAACTTTAATCAATATCAACAAGAGGCTTTTAAAATAAGTTTATTTAAAGAAATAGAAAAAGAAGCTGGTAAATTAAAAATACCTAAAATACCTGGTCAATCATTTAAAAATGCAATACCCACTCCGGAATATTCTGCATTTATTGACAACACTTTTAAATTATATAAAAATTATATAAGTCAGTCTAGTATAAATAAAAGATTTAATATATTTGCTGAGCCATTAATAGATTCTAAAACAGGAGAGCAAGCCAGAGAAGCTACGGATCAAGGTAACGCTATTTTTAAGAAAAAAAATATAACACCTGCGGAATGGAAAAAATACTTCGGAGGCGATGGTACTGGTAATGAAAGATTAGACGGTAAAAGAAGATCTCTTATAGAAACTATAGCCATGGAAATAGGTAAAGATGCTATAATGGAAAAAATAGAATCTGACACATTTAAAAAGATTGTAGAAGAACGACAAACTGAATTGGGTAATGATGTAGGAGAAAACTTTATATCAAAAGTTTCTATAGAATTAGATAGATTACCTTCAGGTGAAGCAGATAGATCTTTTTCGTCTAAAGACTTATATGAAGAAGTTTTAAAAATGAAAGATCTTGCGGTTAGTAACGAAGCGCAATATAGAACTTTAATAAATCAATATACAAGAGGTGAATTAGATACTGAATTATCAGGAAGATTATCAGAAGCTGCTGTTAGATCATTTATTAATACTACTGAAGCAAAAGAATTAATAGCTGAAAATATTAAAAAAGCAATAGGTCAAGAAGTTTTAAAAACAGAAACTAATTTAAATATATTAAACAATAATAAAATTGGGCACAATACTGAAGCACATAAAGAATTTAGAGAAGAAGCTGCCTCAATATTAGAATTAATACCTAAAAAAATCTTAGAGTTCCAAAAAACTTTATCAGGAGAAAAAGGTTTTATTATAGCTGAAACATTTGGCTACGACGGAGGAATGGGTAAATCTACTAAGCAATTTTTAAAAGATTTTGAAAGCACTTTAGGTAGCAAGGCTGATGCTTCTATATGGAAACCTGTTTTTGATTTAGTAGAAAAAAGTCAACAAAAGTTTTTTGCAGAAATATCCCAGGGTTCAAATAATACAGGTGTTGGAAAAGTTAGAAATATAACTTCAAATGAAAGCTTAACAGATAAAGCAAAAGAAAAAGAAATAGATAAAATATACGAAGAAAATTTTAGATTTTCTAATGAGCTAAATACTGCTTATCACAATGCTATTATAAAAAGCATGAATAAAAGTTTAAACTCTAAATATGAGGGAAAACCTGCGGAAAGAATAAAGGCTATAGAAAAATTATCTTTAATGTTTACTCATAATAGACAATTTGGGTTTAGACTTGCATCACCTTTTACAATTTTTGAATTAACAACAAAAGGTAAATTTTCTAATGAGCATCTAAAAGAATCGGTAAAATATAAAACCGATGCAATCAACTTATTAAAAGAAGGTTTAGTTGATCTTGAACCTGGATTAAAAAAATTGAACACAGGATATGAAAGTGCTCTTGTGGACAATACATCTAGAGTAGAAGCTGACAAAGCTTTAGGCAGTGTGTTTTCACCTCAAATGCAATCATATTTAAAACTTGTAGGGGCAGATGCGTTGGTTATGACTTCAAAACAAATTGTAAAAAAACTAAATAAATTTTATCACGCCCCCTCTAAAAGTTTGCTGGGAAATTATTTAGTTAAAAAATCTATAAAAGAATCAACTCCTCCAAATAAAACAAATTTAAAATTATTAAAAGAAGCAGGGGCAGATATTAAAAACATTAAAACAAATGATCAAGCTTTAGCTGAAATGGATAAAATTGATGTAAGTGCAAAAGCTTTTGCATCAAAAGATTTAAATTCCGGAGATTTAAGTAAAACATTCAATAAAATAATAGAAAATAAAACTGGTGTTAAAGCTGAAGATGTTTTTAGCGAAAGTCGAGGTGTAAAAGCAGGTAAAAATAAAGGTAGACTTGATCTATTCATACCACCATCTGCAGAAGATTTCGTTGGATTGTTATATAAAACATTAGGTAAAGGAAAAGAAGGTAATGCGCAATTAGCTTGGTATAAAAAGAATTTACTTGATCCATTTGCTAGAGGAGATGCCGCTGTTACAAATGAGCGTAATGCTTTAATGAGAGATTTTAAGCAAATTAAAAAAGAAATTACAGAAGCTATTGCTGGTAAAGACTGGAAAGGAACATCGCCATTGACTAAAAAAATGAAAGATAAATTGCCTGGTTTAGAATATACAGGTGAAGATGCTTTAAGAATGTATATATGGTCTAAGCAAGGTAATGAAATACCAAGTATAGACAAAGCTGAGGTTGATGCTGTTATTAAAGAATTTGTTAAAAATCCAGAATTGATTGAGTTTGCGAATAAAATTAGATTAATAAATAAAGGTACACCTTATCCAGAGCCTAGTAATAACTGGGTATCTGGTAATGTTTCTACAGATTTACTGCAAGGCATTAATACTACAAAAAGAGCTCAGCATTTAGAACAATGGCAAGCTAATGTAGATCAAATTTTTTCTAAAGAAAACTTAAATAAACTAGAAGGCGTATACGGTAAAAGCTATCGCAAGGCAATGGAAAACATGTTACATCGAATGAAAACCGGTAGAAACAGAAACATATCTGGTGATTATTTAGGAGGTAGAGTTACTGACTGGGTTAATAATTCAACGGGAGCTATTATGTTTTTAAATCAAAGATCTGCAGTATTGCAATTAATATCTGCAAGTAACTTTGTAAACATGTCTGATAACAACATATTTAAAGCTGGTGCCGCCTTTGCAAATCAACCTCAATATTGGAGTGACTTTAAAATGTTATTTAATTCTGAATATCTAAAAAATAGAAGAGGAGGTCTTGAATTTAATGTAACAGAATCAGAAATAGCTGATATAGCTAAAGCAGGCGGTATTAATGGAGTTATTGCTAAAATATTAAAAGTAGGTTTTACACCAACGCAATTAGCAGATAGTTTTGCTATTGCTTCAGGAGGATCTACATTTTTTAGAAATAGATATAAAACTTATTTAAAAGAAACAAATGCTGAAGGCGAAAAAGTTTATACAGAAAAAGAAGCAAAAGAAAAAGCTTTTTTAGATTTCAAAGAAACCGCAGAAGAATCACAGCAATCAAGTAGACCTGATAAAATTAGCCAACAACAATCGGGAATTTTAGGAAGAACTGTATTATCATTTGCAAATACGCCTAGTCAGTACGCTAGAATAATTAAAAAATCTGCAATGGATCTTAAAGCGGGTAGAGGAGATCAAAAAACAAATATATCTAAAATAGTTTACTATTCATTTTTACAAAATGTATTGTTTAATGGCTTACAAAAAGCTTTATTTATGGATCTTATGGGAGATGACGACGATGATACCACATCTACTGCTGCTAAAAGAAAAGCAGAAGCAAAAACACAAAATAAGTACATAGATGTAGTTAATGGTATGGCTTCATCTTTACTTAGAGGAAGTGGTGTTAGTGGTAATATCGTAAATTCTCTAAAAGATATGGGTCTTGAAATATACAAACAACAAGGTAAAACTGTTCAGGATTATGACAGGGTAGCCGATGCTGCATTAGGATTCTCTCCTCCAATAAGATATAAATATCAACAAATAAAAAGTGCTGGTCGTAAATTTACATATCCAGGAAGTAGACAAGAAGTAATAGACAAAGGTTTTTCTATAGACAATCCAGCTTTAATGGCTGGTGCTCAAGTAACTTCCGCTTTAACTAATATTCCTTTAGATAGGGCTATGCGAAAAATCAATAATATAGTTGATGCAACTACCATGGAGCTTGATGAAATACAAAGGCTAGGTTTATTATTAGGATGGTCTAAATACGATTTAAATATTCCTAAAGATAAAAAGAAATCATCAAAAAAGAAGAAGAAAAACGCTTTTAAAACACCTAAATTTAAAACACCTAAATTTAAATAATGAAGTTTAAATATTTTACTTACGGAGAATTTGATTCTCCAGATTCTTTAGGCAGCGGAAAGCTAGTTAGTAATGAACTAATAAGTATGCTAGATGTTGCTAGAAAAAAGTATGGTAAATCTATGGCTATAAATTCTGGCTATAGAACAATTGAACACAATGCCGAGGTTGGTGGTAAACCCACCTCATCTCATTTAAAAGGATTAGCTGTAGATATAAAGTGCACAAATTCAACTGATAGATTTTTATTAGAAGGTATATTAAGAGAAGTTGGGTTTACAAGGATAGGTATAGGCAAGTCGTTTATACATGTAGATATCGATAAAGACAAAGCTCCAAAAGTATTATGGACTTATTAAAAATAAAAAATAGGAGTAAAGATTATCAGGCGTACCATACCTGCAATTCCTATAAAAAAAGGGGTCTCATATTGAGGCCCCTTTTTAATATTATGTATAGCATATGCTTGTTATCCGTCACACGCTAAATTTAAAATCTGGATAGTGATCCATTTTTAATCGATATTTTACTTGTTGTCTTGTTAAAGCTTCTCCTAAAGCAGCTTCATCTATAGTGTGGTAAAGTTTATCTTTAACATATACTTTCTTAGCGCGCCCATTTAGACGACCCGTAGAGGCTTTTGACCAAGTTTCTTTAAGATAAGTCAACCTAGCATCTGAAACGTCTCTAAACGCATTTATTTTAGCTCTCGCTGCTGGATCTGACATTCTTTTAGTCATGTTGATACGGTGCTTTATCCGCGTTTCTTCTTTACGTGGGTTGTTAGTAAAAGTATCCCCACCACAACCTTCGTTTTTTATGTTATAAGAATTAGGTAATGATGATATATTATATAGTTTTAGGAACCTATCTTCAAAATCATACGCTTCTTGCCTAGTATTAAATCTTTTAAGTATAACAAACTCAAAACTGTCAACGCCGTATCTATCTATAGCTCTGTTTAGTATTGTGCCTGATCCTAAATAAGGCCTACCGTTTTGTTGATGTGTTCCATAGTAAAATTTACCATTAAGTTTATTGTTTGTTCTGTAAAAGTATATATCCATAATATAATTATCACACATATAAATTATTATTTACCCATCAAATTATCTCTCGAAAACAGGTAAAAGTATAAATATACGTGTGATATTAATAGTATATTACTATTTAACTATATGTTATTTAGTAATGGGACCAATATAATACAAAGCTCCTTAGCCATCACATGCTTGGCAATCTTCATTCATAGCGCTTGCAGCTATATCACCTCGTAAAACAGATTCAGTTCTAGTATAATATAAAGTTTTAATACCTTGCTTCCATGCATTAAAATGAACTTTGTTCAACCACTTAGGTGTTGCCTCAGAAGGAAACGCTAAGTTTAAACTAACAGACTGATCTATATACTGTTGTCTTAACCCTGCTTGATTAACTAATTCTAGTTGATTAATTTCCTTAAACGTTTTAAACACTTCCTTAGCAGGTATGTCATGGCCCATAGTAATATTATCAAGCTCACTGATATCTTGGACCGAACCTCCATCAGCCAGTATTTTACTCCATATCTTTTCATTATTTAATTTATGTTTTCTTAATAGTTTAACTAATGTAGGATTCTTTCTAATGAAAGTTCCATTAGCTCCTTGCTCTGCAAATACATTAGCAGCCCATGGTTCTATTCCTGGCGAAACATTACCACTAAGCTTACTATTGCTAACAGTGGGAGCAACAGCGCGAAGGTGAGTATTGCGCATACCAGTACCAACACACCACAGAGGCTCGCCATAAATTTCAGCAAGATCCCTAGAAGCTCTTTCACTTTCAATCTTAATTTGTGAAAATATTTTCCTAGTTTCAAACTGAGATAGTAAACCTTCAAAAGGTATTCCTCTTTCTTGGAGATATGTGTGCCATCCAAGGACCCCCAAGCCCAAAGCACGCCCTTTATTTGCTGATCTAACACTATTTTCGAAACCTCGAAGCCCTTTGGCGCGTTGAATAAATTCCTCCATAACCCCATCAAGAAAGTATATTGAGTCATATATAAGATTAGTATCTTTCCATTCTTCATATTTTGATAAATTTAATGATGATAAACAACATACAAAACTGTGGTTTTCATCGGTGTGTAACGTTATTTCTGAACATATATTAGTCATATGAACTTTTAATCCGTTGTGCTTATATGCTTCTGGATTTGCTTTATTAACATTTCCTTTAAACATAATATACGGTTCTCCAGTTGCTTTTCGCTTTCTAAGCAATTTACTCCATTTACCCCTTGCTTCAGCATCCCCTTGTTCAAGCTTACGCATAAACTTATCGCCAACAATTGCGCACTGATGTAAGTTAAGCGATTGTCTGTTAACATCTCCTTTAGGTTCCCTGATCTCAAGCCACTCCTCAAAGTCCGCGTGTTCGATGTTGATATTAACTGAGGCAGCTCCTCTACGGACACTCCCTTGATTAGTTGCAAGAATTGTTGAGTCATATATTTTGCAGAAAGGTACGACTCCGTCTGATGTTCCATTACCTGTAATTTTAGCGCCCGCAGGTCTTATTTGATTAATACCAATACCAACACCACCACCTTGCTTAGCGAGTAGCATCATCTCTAGATTTTTCTGTCCGATATCCTGAATCGAATCAGCAACATCGATACCAAAGCAACTAATAGGTAAGCCCCTGTCAGTCCCCGTGTTTGAGAGTACCGGACTAGCAAGGCACAGCCAACCATTCCAAATATAATTAAAAAAAGTTTCAGCCATCTCTGGTTTATATAATCTACGAGCAACCGTTTTAGAGACCCTATGGTATGCTTCTCTAGGTGTTTCTCCGTTATATAAGTATCCCCCGGATATTGTCTTCTTGTATACGTTCGTATCACCCCACGCAGGATAGTCCTCGCCTTTAATCCAATCATTGTTCCACATATTATAATTCTAGTTTTTTATCTTCAACTTTTTCTTCACCAGCTTTTTCCTTAAGTTTTTCAATTGCTTCATCATAACCTGGCATATGTTTAATTGCTTCTAAGGTTCCTAAAGCTATTGTAGTTAGCTGATTTAATTCTCCTATTACTTTTTGATTGATCATTCCTAATGTCTCAATCTTGTTCTTCATTTCAAGTAGCGTCTGTTCTTTCATATAATTGTTTATCTATTTCTTGTTGTGTTATATTTATTCTACCAAATGTCCTCATAGTCCTCACCCTCACCAGCTTTGCTATAATCTGTTGGCCTAATTGCGAAAAAATCAGTATGAGTGACGCCCCCGGTAAGATGATAGAACCAATCAAGATTAGCTGCTGCTTTAGTGTCATACGCAAAATACGACCCCAGGTCAACGTAACCAAGTTCCACAAGTTTTTCATTTGTTCTCTTTTTTATAAAATGTTTTAAATCATTAGACGATATGCCTTCAATGTCACCCATCTCAAACATCTTGTCTATATACTTTGTTTCTAAAGAAACCATTGCTTCTGCAGCTTTTATTATATCTTCTCGACATAAGTGTAGTAACTGATCATCTTCTTCGCACATATGACGGAATAATTGACATCCCATTTTACTGTGCAATGATTCATCTCTTACTGACCACTTCATTTGTTGGCCTACCCCCTTAAGGAGATTGCGTAATTGAAAAGAATATAAAACAGCAAAAGCAGAATACAAGCTAACTCCCTCAGCAAAGGCTGAAAATACAGCCAAACTCCTCGCAATACCAGTAAGGTTATTACCGTCATAAGCAACCAGATTATCAAATCTGTCGGACGTGGCCGGCTCGTGTAAAAATGCTTCATAATCTTCTAATCCTAATGTTTCATTTAAATAACTGTAAGCAACTGCATGTATAGTTTCTTGTGAACCAAACATCATTGCCATTTGTTGGATCTCGTGTTTCGGAAACCATCCAACAACTTTCTGAGTCCAATAGTCGGACACGGCGCACTCTGTCTGAGCGAACCCAAGTAAAATGTTTCCAACGAGGTGCTTTTCTTTTTTTGTAAGTCTTTCATTCCAATCTTTTAAATCGCCTTGCATTGAGATTTCAGTGTGTAACCAAAATGCTTGAGCTTGTTTTAACCAACCTTCCGTGTAGTATTCTGGATACTCAAAAGGCTTGTATGCTATTCTTTTATCAAATAATCCCATTATGTTTGTGTAAAGCTTTTAATTGTTTCTAATTCATTCTTCCAGGCTTCTATATGAGCCAATATAACGGGCTTTGTTGTAGACTTAGATACATTTCTCATATCATATAATATGTTGTCAATAAATAAACCTACAGACGCTACCACGTTTTTAAGATCTTCATCCATTAAAACTTAACTCCTAGAATTTCTTTAACAACAATTTTATCTAAATCATCATAAGATATATTAAACTCTTTTGCTGCTTGTAAGTCGATACTCATGTAACCTTCTTTATTTGTTCTATCTAACCACCCTTCGTGTATCATTTCTGATGATATTATCTGATCTTCTACTTTTTCTATTCTAAAAATTGCTACTTTAATTTGATTCTGATTGTTCATTGGTTGTGAAATTATTGTGTTATTAATATGTAATTTTTCGTTTGGAGATGATGTACCTAAGCCCACGCTCCCATTAGTACCGTTGTACATTGGGTGATACTCGATGTTACTGTTTGTGCAGTTGGTATTGCTACTGTTAGTTATAGTGTAATCCATATTTTTTAATTATAAATAGTTAATGCTATGTCTATAAGAGGTAAGTATAAAACGTGTATTCTTGAATCTTCCATTTCATAACTTCTTATGCCTATTAAAAACCCTGGGTAAAACCCTATTTCAATTGACCATGCTGATTTGTTTTCGTCGTCTTTCATGTGCTTGTAATTCCGTATTTTGTTTGTAATTTAACTAAATCTTTATATCTAATCCTACCTTTAACTTCCCAACTCCATTTAACCCATTTATCAATCTGTCGCTCGGCATACTTTTGCTTGGCTATGATCTTTGCTTCTCTAGGATTATTCGTACCGTTTCGTCGCATTCCTTTTGGTTTTGTGGTTTGTAAAGTGTGTGTCCTGGAAACTGATTAGATACTAATAACTTAAACATCTTCCATCTCATTGGAAATGATTCGTTAGCTCTACCTTTAGTTTCTATTATAAAGTCTTCGCCAATAAAATCAGGAGTATATTTTATAGGTAGTATTCTTTTACAACCTCTATTTTTATAATCACCCTTGCTATTAGCTTGCCTCTCATATACTTCATTTTCAAAATGAAATCCGTTTAACAAAACAAAAGTTTCACCTTCGTATTTTGTTTTTATCTTTGCTTTCTGTAAAGCAATATACATATATTTTTCCAGACCTGAAGCAAAGTCAATACCATCATATGATACTTTCTTTGCTCTTACCGGACCGCGCTTGCCGCTCTTTCTTTTAAATGGCTTCCTCATAGTCAACATCTAAGTCACTTAATAAATCTTCTTGAAGATCTGTAGTATAAACTTCTTTAGCTTTTTGTAAATACAATACAGCATCCATAAGTTCTTCTTGTAAATGATTAAGCCATTCAAACATTTTTGATGGATCATCTTGTAATGTTACACCATATTTGGCAAAGCCAACATCAGATCTTGATACAAATTTATCTACAACTCTTTCAACAACTGGGTCTCTAAATTCTATTTGTTTTTTATTCATTATAAAGTTTGTTTTACGAATGTTCCATTAATCATTTTACCTTGACGATCTTTAATAACACTGTAAGCAGACGTTATACAGTCTTCAATGTTATGACCTCTTAGTTTTGCTAAGTTAGTCAAAACAACGACCATATCACCAATAGCATCAATAACTTCTGTCTCATCATTTTTTAATAAAGCTTGAGCTAGCTCACCTGCTTCTTCCATTAACTTTATATATTGAGTTCTAGAATCACCAGACTTGTATATACCTTTTGCTTTAGCCCAAGCTCTTATGTCATCATACACGGTGTTAGAAGGAACTTCTACTTTGCTTTCTAAAAACTCTGAAGCGTAAGCTTTATTATAAATATAACATCTATTTACATTGAACATAGATACTTTAGCGTTTTTACATATCCAATTAATAGTTTGATCGTCTAAGCCAAATGTACCGTGATCAGTCACCCATTTAAGGCCTATGTTATCCATTAAATTGCCTTTTAATTTATTAACTGGCATTGGAAATGTTGTTGTTTGCTCTGTTGAATTTAATTTCATTTTATTATTTTTATTGATTAAATTTTTATAAGATTGTCTGTCAACTTTATATCTATAAGACTTTTGAAGTTCTATTTCACGGCCTGATATATAATCTATATCTGTTGACTGTTCAAGAACTTCGTACTCACCCTCCTTATATCCTTGCATAAGGGTAACTCTATTCTTAAGATTACGTGTAACACCAATTTTTTTACCCGGAATGTGGTATATATAATACATATTTATTTTTATTTGCCAACGCTTAACTCTGCTTTGATTGCAGACAAAGGATTGTAGTTAATTAATTTAATTTTATTTGATTCAGGTATATATAAATCATTGCTGATACTTAAAAATATACCGCTATCTAATTCTAACTGAGGAAGCTTTGGATTGTGTCTTCTTCTAAACTCCCTAGCTTGATCTAAATGATTGTTGTATAAATGGCAATCACCTAGTTGACCAATTAATTGACCAGCTTTTAACTCAGCGCCTTTAGCTAACATTTCTAATAGCAAACCATACATTGCAATATCGTAAGGTAAACCTAAGAAAACATCGGCAGATCGTTGTTGCCACATCAAATCCATAACACCATTATTTATATAAACTTGAAAAGCGTAATGACAAGGAGGCAATGCCATTTCATCTAGCTCGTGTGGAGCCCATGCGCTAACCACAAGGCGTCTTGAATGCGCGTTAGTATTAATGCTATACACAAGATTTTTAAGCTGATCTATGCCGTTAA